AGTGCCATTAGATGTTAGTATGTTAGCGGAAGTACCAGGAGAAGGTAGAGCTGTAGACTGGGTGGTACTATCCCCGAATGTTATTGTTCCATTACCTACTATTGTTGACATATTTTATTCTCCAAAATTTCAATGCGTTTTAGTAATTCCGTAATCGCCCCAAATGATAGCGTAGCCAATTTATCATAGTCTACTGCTAATGTTCCATCTGAGCGAGTTCTAACGGCGGTCGGAAAAACTTTTTGTACGTCTTGAGCAACTACACCAAAATCCGATTTACGCACAAAATAGCCGTCTTCACCACCCGCTTTATTAATATAAGCATCGGTCCAATCAAATGTTTTGCTACCAATAGCCATTACTATTTCTAGTGCGTTAGGTACGTCTTGAATATTTTCTTTAAGTGTAGCATCAGAAGAATAATAAGCGGTGACGTTATTGGTTGCGCGAATCTCTCCTGATGTACCAGAAGCGGCTGTACCAACACCTAACGAACCAAACTGAATGCTTGGCATATTTTGGTAGACCGCATATTCAGCAGGATATGTAACAAATACATTAACTGTTCCACTAAATGAAACAACTGAACCTGAATTAGAAGATGCAATTATTGTCGTACGAGCAAGCGAACCTGTAGTGTAAGTGCCAAGCCCTACTTCCCAATTACCCGAAAGATCTGTAGCGCCATAATAAGTTGTATTACCGCTAGTTAAAGCGGTAAAGCTTTGATAGCCAGTAACTGCAGACCCAAGAGTAAAACTACTTGTTGTGTACGTTGAGCTGGTTACAAAGACTCTATCAGCAAATTGAAGAGCCATTTAAACCCCCTTAAGAAGTAGCGGTCGTACTATATGTCACAGAAACTGTATCGCCTGCTGTTGTTCCTTTAGATACACTAAAATTACTTTCAGAATACAAAGTACCTGCAGTTGAGTTTTGTGTACTTACAGCTCCTGTACCCAGCACCAAGAAACATCCGTAAACTGTACCGCCGCCACCTGTAATTGTGTAGGTAATAGCTGTAGCTGTGGAAGATGTTACGTTAGAAGGTGTTGAACCTGTACTTGTAGATGAAGCGAATACCGCTGTACCGCGCACTGCGGAACCACTAACTGTGTAATTGGTAAATTCTTTACCACTCAAACTAGCCATAGTATCTGTTGCAGCTGGAGTTAGTGTAGCATTTGTTAAACCAAGATAAGGCCCAGTTACTGAATAGGCAGAGCCTTTCATCAAAGTATCAAGCATTAATTGTTTACCAACAGCAACCACTAAATTAGGAGATTTTGTTTCCCATTTAAAGTTACCATCTTTATCGTGACAGACAACATGGAACCAACCTTCAATGCCCATTCCTTCTGGAATCTTAGCGTTGGCCTGCATAGTTATTTCAGCGTGATCGCCAAAGTTTGAAAGTTCGTTAGTCATATTTATCCCAATCTTAAAATTGCAGAAGTGCTTGATGCAATTGGAAACTGCACCGTGAAAGAAGTAACAGATTGTTTTGTATTACCAAAATCAAGCACAAAAACAGCTGGGTTAGTTGTACCATTATTTAGATATACCAAACACCCTCTTACAGATAATGATCCATACCATGTAGCGTTAGCAAATGATAAATAAACCACATCATTAGAAGTATCTATTGTAGGTACTTGATTAATAGTCAACGCTTGACCACCAGCTGTATACCCAGTCCCAGTTACTTCACCAGCAGAAGTGTATGCGGTTGTGTACTGATTAAGTGTCGCCGCATTTGTATAAAGCGCAATGTTATACGTCTGAGTAGTGCCTGAGCCAAAGTTAAATGTCCCATCAAGCAAGCCCTGCTTAAACGAATCACATGTCCAATTTCCTGTAAAAGCCATTAGGTCACCGCCTGTCTGTACTGACCAGACCTGTATGCGTCTTGTCTCTCTAGCGCATCGCCCAAACGCTTAGCTTCACCAACGGCTTCTTTGTATTTGGTTTCATACAAAGCAATAATATCCGCTTCGCCCTTCATGAAGGTATAAGCCTCAACCAAACAGCCATAAAGAAGTACGTTATCGTAGCTATCGCCTAACCATGTATGACCTGTTGCATTAGATACGGTAGAAACAGTACATGCAAAATTTATACCGCTTGATCCAATTGTTGTGGGCGCAGTCAATGTATCCCCAACAGAATATAGGGCTCCACCACTTGTAACAGTAACGGAAGTTACCGCACCGCCTGATACTACAAATGTAGCAATGCAAGAATTCCCGTTACCACCATTTAAAGTAACGTCATAATATGTGCCGTTTGTATATCCTGTACCACCTGCAGTAATAGTCAAACCTGTCACAGCACCTTGGATAATTGTGGGCGGATAGTAATAGTAATGCAGTTCTACTGCATATGCCTGGTCAGGAGTTGGGCCAAGCATAAAAGATAATTCGTTGGGATTGCCATACTGTGGGCCAAAAAGCGCATAGTAAATAGGCGCGCTGTTATAAGCTGAACCTACCGATGGATAGGCTTGCCTAATGAAGTTAACATCTTTGTTAAGCAGATATGTGTATGTGCCGCCTGTAACTACCCCATTAGTAAATGTAGCGTTCTGAATAATTGCGATGGAATATACAGATAAGAAATCAAGTGGGCAAGATAGGTACGCATTACTTGCTGTAGTCGTACCATAGGAGTTAGCGCGAAGACTTGGGAACTGAATCGTGTTGTAAATGCGTTGCTCAGCCTGCTCTATGAAACGATTTATCTGGGTCGTGCTTGACTCAGTCGTGCCATCGGCAAGATAAACTGGAGGGAACTGATTTTCTGTGTATCCCTGTATCGCAGTTACAAGTTCAGTATAGGTCACGCCATTGGTCCCCTAGACATGAAACCGCGCTCTGCAGCACCAGCTCCACGCATCTTTTGCCCACTTGTTTTAATTTCATTGTTGTTACCAATAGAAACAGTACCATTAAGTGGTGTCCAGTTTTCACGAGTTGGCACAAGAACTTTTAATCCAATCTCTGGATTATTAGGGTTTTTCTCTATGGCATCAGTAGCGAACCTTGTGCCGTCCATGTCATGTGGAGGAGCGTATTCAGCTGCAGGGCCATCAGTCTTACCCTTGCCAGTACGAATAGCTGGGCTATCTTTTTTTGTAGGAGTTGGATTCTTAGCCATTATTTTTTGCTCCCTTGATTGGCAACTTTAGCTAGATTACGACCCATAGTTTGCATATTGCCGCCATTGGTTAAACCGCCTTTAGCCATTTTCTTCATGGGCATACCGCCTTTTTTAAGAACAATCTTAGTATGTTTACCAGGATGCTCTTGTTTATCGTGCTCTCTAAAAGCTTTTTTGATCATGGCTTTATCTTGAGCCAAATCACTATCCATTTCTTTTTTAGCCATAATCTTCTCCTAAGTAGTGGCAATTGTAACTGTACCTAGCGTAACCTTCAACACTAAATTGTTTGGTGTCAAGTAGGCATCGTTGGCTTGTGAGCCGCCAACAGGGTTCCATCCCCATTGAATAATCCGACTTCCTGCTTCTGGGAGTCCTACACCTGTGTCTTTTGTAGACCCGCTGTTCGATGTCTGCAGTCCGCTGTTTCCTGATACTTGGTAGCTGTTATCCCGTCTTGGTTCCATGACCGATTGTGGGTCATTAACAGGATACAAACCAAGTTGAAGCTGCGGATGATCAGGGTCCCAGCAAGTTGGGCAAACTTTAATCGAGTAGAGCTTGGTCTTGATGACTTCTTTTTTAAGCTCCTTTAATTTATAGCGCTGTCCACATCTGTCGCATTCGGCAATCGCATATTTACCAGAAGCATATTTGGTTGGCATTTAAGCACCTCAATAGAATAGCTGTCGTGGTACGTAACGATCAGCAGCCTTGTCCCTGTCTTCTTGAGACGCTAAGAGCCACTGTTGTTCATAATCTTGTTTAAGCATCATCATTCGGTTCTGATCAATATTGGGTTGCTTTACGTATACGTAATAAGCTAGACCCGCTACCAAACAAGGAATAAGCCTGAACGGGATATCTTCTACGTTTACACCAATACCAGCATCCTGCAATCTACGCAAGCGCCAGTAGATGAATGAATAATTACCGCCCGCATCTGGAGTAGGCCATACGTTAATACAGGGAAGATTCAATTGAATTACAGCCGCCCCAGCACTGTGAGTAGCTGCGGTTGTACCGTTTTGGCCTCTCCAACAATTGGTTAGGGTATTCCCTATGACGTTGGTGTAGCTGATAACTTCGCTGTCTAACTGTATAAACCCTGTAGTGGTTAACCCTACTACGCTACTGAGCACGATGGATGTATCTGTTGCTAAAACATTACTAGCTACGGTTATGCTGGTTGTGTTTGTTTGCGCTGTCTGGCGGTTAATCCAGACCTGGATTGGTCTACCGTTTGCGAGTTTGTTCGGTATTGTGGAGTAGGTAGATTCAGATATCCGCGTGATGTTGATATCAGTCTGTGTACTCGCTGTTGCATTATTTTGTCTGACAACATGGTCAAGTAAGTCAATCGTGTCTGATGGGAGTGGATATATAGCTTGACTGCTATTTAAAAGAATCGTGCCCTCTTGGATTGTCCAAAGGTTAATACCACGATTCGCCCACTCAATTGTTAGTAAATTTAATGACCTGGTTGCTGTACGATACTCATAGCCCGTACGAACTTCAATTCCGGCACGCTCAAACGCCTCCTCTATTAACTCAGAAAGAGCAGGTGTAAACGATGCAGTACCGGAAGTGTAGGCCATTATTAGTTAGCTTTATTAGAAGCAGACTGCTCTTGTGCAACTGTTTGAGGAGCTTCAACTACAGGTGCAGGCTCTGCAACTTCAAGAGTTATTGGTTCTTCAGGATTAGGCGCAGGCATAACAGGATTAATATGTGCTTCAAATGCGTCATGCAATTTTTGTGTAGCTTCATGTACGACGCCATACATATTCTGTTCAACAGCCATCATGTGCTTGACTAGTTTAAACAGGTGCTCTGCATTTTCTTCTATGTGATTAACTAAACTCATTTTTTCTTCCTTGTCTTGGCTGATTGAATAAAATCTTCTTTGCTGGGAGCGCCTTTGCTACCAACTTTTCTCATATGCTCGCCAGAACCGTGTTTTATTCGTTCCTGTTTAGCATGGATATTGGCATAAAGACCAATCTTCCCGCCTTTCTTACTGCCCTCAGTCAGTTGACTTGCTACAGCATTTTCGTCTCTTATTTGAAGTAGTGGGTCACCAATTACGACATTACCCTCATCATACTTCTTGATCTTACCGCCGCGTTTATATACCTCGACATCATTCGGATTGTCCTTACGAACAACCGTTTTAGGCTTAGGCATTTTAGAGGGAGCTATTGCCCCCATCCCGCGACTTGATCTCATTTCTTACCGTGAGCCATTCCGCCGCCACACATAGACTTAACATGCTCATGAAACTTCTTGTGTCCAGCAGCGTGATCGCCATAAACTTTGTGGTGGTGCTTGTGGTCACCTTCTTCCAAATTTTCCATCATATGCACATTGTGTGTATGTGGTGGGCTTGACTCTTTCATGAGTGGGGGATGATCCATACCTTGCTTCATAAT